GTGGGGATGTTGGTTCCCCCGCTACATTTGAAGATCCTGAAAGAAAATTTCCACCAATAAATCCAGCCCATGTGTCACCTTCCAGCCCCCAGTTCCCATTTACATAATCGGATCCCTTCAGTACTCCATCAATGTATAATTTAGCAGAACCCTGGGCCGCTGGATTTACTTCCCATACCAATGTGTGAACAGCATCATCCTGGGGGAAATCGGTAATATCAACCCATACAGCCACCCCAGAAAATGAATATCCATTCCCATTGCTTAATGTGGCCCCACCATGTCCAGACCTGGCCCGTAAAACTGGGGTGGTGGCTGAATCCCTGATTCCTATCCATGTTCCCTGGGCTGATCCACCTGCTTCCAGAAAAAATCCATCTGATGGATTTGATGGAAAAAATACATCCATTGCAATCACCACAGAATTGGATCCACTTGGGCCAGACCAGGATCCAGCCCCTGTCCTGGAATAATCTTCAGTCAGTCCAGATTCAGGATCAAATGTGCCACCGCCACCACCGCTGGATGCATCCAATATTTTCTGAAATGATTTGCATTCACTAACCTGAACAGAATCTGATAAATTCAGGGTTATCACAGATAGCAATTCAGCAGAATCCTGATCTGCCAGGGTAGCCGTATCATCCAGGGATTTTGTCAAAGATACCCCATCAAAGATCTGATCACTTTGCTGATCAGATATGATCAGGGAATCCCCCATTGTTTTGGTGATATTGTTTCCACCGGATCCCCCGCCATCTTCCGTCACTTCCCATACAATGGCATCCAGATCCAGTTCACAATCATAAATTGTGGTTTGAATGTTCAGTTCCACCGTATCACCAGGGGAAATTTCTGCCTGTGAAACAGTCAGGATGGCAGTATCAGCATCAGTTATTGTATCAGCAGGAACATCAAAACCAATATTTTGATTATATGTCACTCCCGTTAATAGCCACGAACCATTCACATAAACATCAACGGCATCAATCAATCCAGCCTGCCCCGCAAAAACACTTTTTGCATAGATGGTAAAAACATGATCACTTTGGAATGTTTGCCCATTATCTGGGTTATCCATCACAAAGGATTGATCCCACCCTTCATTCGTGCCAGTTTCAACGCTGGTATATATTCCATCAGGTGATCCCAGGGCATTGGTAACATCATTCATCTGATTCAGCCCCTGGGTTCCACCGCTTGTGGCATATTTCTGAACCACCCCACTACCCCCAGGAACCCCATGAATGCTGGTTTTAGATTCAGAAACAGAAACCCCATCATCCAGCTGGAAGGTGATTGCCCCGCCTGATGATGTCACAATGCCATCAGATGTGGCAGCTGTATCATTCAGGGATTTTGTCAAATCAATACCAGGAACCCAATCATCAGAACGCTGATCTGCCAGGGTAGCCGTATCATCCAGGGATCTGGAAATCCCCTGGGCCGCATCTTCCTGATCTGCCAGGGTAGCCGTATCAGATTCGCTGTGGGTTAAATTTGAACCAGATGGGGGAACTGGATCATAATTCACTGCTGTGGATGCACTATTGGGGAAATCTGTTTCATCAATTAAAAGGGAATCCCAGGATGATCCATCAGCAGAACCCAGAATTTCCACCCCATCAATCCGCAACACACCACTATAATATCCGTTTGATGTGTTCCGGATGATAACCCTTTCCGGAAAAATACTGGTTCCAGCACCCAGATCAATATCAATATCCGTTTGTTGGGTTGTAGCATTTACATTTATAATGCAATCCGGATTATAAAAAGTTCCGTTTACCGCTTCCGGCAAATCAGTATCAGACGGATCACTCCCCTGCCCCTCAGAACAGGTACATGGCTGACTCAATGCCAAGTTAGTGCCTCCTATGGTTTCGTAAACCTCTATTTCGGAAAACGCAACCCTAGCGGCATTTTTTGACCTGATTTTTACTCTGATATACCTGTAAGCCATACCGGATAAAATAATGGTTCAGCCGGGCATAACCCGGCCAAACCTTAAATAATAATTACGCCACAGTGAACGTCCAGGTGATTTCCAGGGTATCTGATACCCCTTTGTTTATTGCTGCAAATGAATTGTAAGCCAGCATATTTCCAGCGGATATAGCATCAAAAATGCCCGCTTCAGTGATGGCCCCGGTTGATTCACCAGCTGCCCAGCTGGCCACCATTGTGACCACTTTGGCCGCCCTGGTTTTGCTGTCAAATGCTTGCCGGGCTTCCAGGGCTGTTGCCAGGGCATTGCTGGCCGCTGTTTGTCCTGTTCCTGTTCCCACACCCATGTGGGTAGGAACCCCCAGTGATGGGGATGCCAGCAGCTGATCTGCAATGGCATTGTGGCCATTGTCAGTGATCAGGTTCTTTTTTTCAAAACTTTGTTTCACATTGCCGTTCTGATCCTTCAGAACCACACTGATTTTTCCCGTTACAGATGATTTTTCATTACTCATTTTAATATCATTTTAATAGTTAGAAGATTAAATTTTAAGGTGTCCAAACGCTATATTTTATTTTAATGTTTATTGTACCAGTAAATGAACTAACTCCACCCCCTGGCCCTTGTACTCGTATCATCACAGGGGTATTTCTGGGATCCAGGGAATCATCAGATCTGGCGGCCCCTGGATCTGAACCATAAGAAAAACCGCTATTTGACAAGGGATCCGAAATGTTCACTGATGCCAGTATATTTCCCACACTGTTTCCCACATAATAGGGTGTCCCATCATAAAAAACTTGAACAAATAAACCACCCGCATTTGCACTGTAATTTTCTGTAAAAACAGAAACAAATTCCACCTCAATAATAGTTCCAGCACCCTGGGCAGGAACCCCAGTTAAAACATCCAAATAATACCTTGAACCAAAAGTTGTATCAACATTATCAAATGTTCCCCCATTTATGGTGATTGTTGTTTCTATGGGGCCACCAGCAGATCCCAGGGCCGCATCAATTCCAGCCAGGTGGGCTTCCACATCCGCTGTGGCCGCTGAATAATTGGACGGGGTGGCTGTCACCCCTATTTCATTTGCTTCATCCTGGGCTGATAATAATGCAGATACTTCCCCATCTGTGGCCATCCCTGATACATTGATCACAGGATTTGTTTGGTTTGGAACTGTCAATGTCAGGGTTTGGGTTCCCGCATTTAGGGATCCCCCTGATACAAAATCATTTGTATCATCCAGATAAGATGCCAGGGAAACAGAATTGCCCCCGGTGATTGATAGGGTATTTGCGGCCAGTGATAATGTTTGGGAATCCGTTCCCGTTCCATCCTGCAATCCAGCCAGATCCACATCCACATTGGCCTGGTTTGGAATGGTGGCTGTCAGGGTGGTTCCTGTCAGGGATAATCCTGTCACAAAATCATTTCCATCAGATCCACCAGCGACCAGATTTCCAATGGCTGTATCAATTCCAGCCAGGTGGGCTTCCACATCCGCTGTGGCTGCTGAATAGTTTGATGGGGTGGCTGCCACTGTGATCCCACTGGCATCACCAGGGGCCACCAGTTCCCAGGATCCAGATTTTTTGATCCACAGATCCCCATTCAAATCCACATAGAATGAACCATCCCCCCAAAATGCATTGGTGGGGGCCGCTGCCCTGGGTTCAATTTTGATCACACTGAATGATTCCCCTTCCTGGCATTGAACCAGGAACCCAATCAAAAAAAATAGTGTTAAAAAAATCCGCTTCATTTTATACCGCTTTAACCTTTTGATTTGTGATGAAAAATTTTGCTGAATCATCCACATCAGCTGGGGATTCCCCTGATAAATTGATGGTATCATCCAAAATGATCCCTTCCACCCATCTGGATTTTGTTGCTGGATCATGCCATCCCTCTACCTTATCATCTACCCGCCAGGAAATGATATCTGTATCTGCCTGATTATACAGCCGCCTGGTGACAAGCCACCGGTTGTCCTTTATGAAAATGGTGGTGAACCGATTGTGGAACATTTCATTTATTTTCCCGGCCCCAGTTCTGGCCCCATCACCCAGCCCATCATTTGGCTGGTTTCCTATATTTATTTCCTGGTAACTCATTGCGACAAAATATAAATCAGTTGTTCAGTTGTATATCCTTCATCCATTGTTCTGTTTTCACTGCTCAATTTGACCACCTCACTATCCCATGTCCATCCTGGGGGTGTCATATCATCCGGTTCCACTGGTGGCTGATCTGGTGGGGGAAATCCTGGGGCAATCACATCATTCCTTTCTGTGTTTGCCTGAAATTCAGGATCCACCCAGCCACCGAAAAATATTTTGTGTTTTGGATTGGCCATCACTGTATTGCTTCAGCTGTTAATTGAATAGGGATCCCAGACAATGCCGCAGATCCCGCCACCACTTCCGCTGTGATATCCAGCTGGATGAATGCCCGCACATCCCCCACCTGAACCCCAGTGACCACCCCACCAAACACTGCTGTGTTTCTTGCCCTCACATTCATGGCAATATCAATCCAATCACCAGTTTTCATTTCCGCTTCAAACCGATAGGATCCGGCATCAAATACCTGGGCAATGGGGCCAGCGGGAACATCCGTTTTATTCGATATCAGCAGCACACAAGTTGGCCTGGCCCCCGCTGAATCATAGGGTGTTTCCTTGATCAGAACCGCATCAAATATCACCCTAACCCGCACCCCATCTGGCAATTCTGGGTTCCATCTCAATTCATACCCATTGTTATCATATACATAGTTCACTTCAGCCCCCATGGGAAGATCTGTATTTGATCCATCAAAATTTTGTACCAGGTCAATATTGTGAACCGTTGCCCTGGAAACCACCACATCATCTGATGCTGTCAGCCCATCATTGTCAGTCACTGTGATCCTGAATATGTAGCTATCACCCGTTAATCCTGTCACCTGGGTTGATAGTTGATCTGGATTGACAATCACTGGGGATCCATCACCGCTGATCACCTCCCACAGCACAGATACAATGGTTCCATCCGGATCTGATGCTGTGGCTGTCAGGGTGGTTGATGATGATGCCTGGGTGATGGAAAAATCAGGGCCAGCATTCACAGCAGGGGGCAATTTCCCATCTGGGGCTGTGACCGCCTGGCCATACATATTTTGACTGATTTTCACTTCAGTTCTGTTTTGATCCAGCAGCTGATTGATATCAGTTGGATAAAAAACCTTATCCCCCTGGTACTGAAACAGGATCAGATCACGCATGGATATCAGCCCCCTGATCTGGGTTCTGATCTTTGGGTGGGGTGTTTGATATAGATTCCGCAGGATTTCCACCACAGCATCCCCATATCTTTGATAACTGATCTGATATACATCATCAGCCCATTGCACCCACTGGGAAATATCTGATGGGATATCCGCATACTTCCGCAGCTGAACCAGCAGGGTTTCTGTTCCATTTGGGATCACCCGCCCCAGCAGATCCGCATCATATTCAGCCGCATAGGATCCATCAGATGGGAAATCATAATGAACCCCCAGGATCCGCAAATTGTCACCATTTGAATAAACCGTTTTAGGATGTTCTTCAATGATCAGGGCTGTGGATAAATTCACAGCCAGATAGTGTTTCCCATCCCGTTCAAATGTAGGATGCCCAGCATTTGTCACATCATCATAGATTTGCCCCGTTGGCCCCAGCTGCTGCATCCGGATGGTGTTTTGATAATCCTTCAAATCATCATGATGTTCCAGTTCCACATCAATCCCCTGGGTGTATGTTTGTGGAATGATGTCCTGATATAGTTTTTCATCTGTGGCCGCAATGGCAGCCAGTTCCAGTTTATCAATATAGATTTTGTCCGTTTTGATATCTGGAACTGTATTGATGGGCTTATAAAACCGGATATTATAATGGGCCGTTGTGGGAACCGTCATTTGAATAGAAATGGATGCTTTCCTATCCCTGTCAAATTTCACCTGGTATCTTTCATCCGCAGCCCCAGGGCCATTTTGATTTGAAAATAAAACCACCTTATCCCCTGTGGCCGGATCCACATAGAAAATATCATATATCAGTATTTTGTTCCATGCCCCATCCACCACCAGGGTTTCCACATCATTGCCCCAGGATTCTGTTCCTGAATAGGCAGATGTAAATTCCATTGACCATTGAACCTTTTCCCCCTGGATCAACAACAATGGTTTGCGGATCTCAACATACACTGATGAATTATAGGATCCCCCCACCGGGCCGATATACACCCGGCCATCATTCGAATTGAATTTTGCAGTGAAATCAATATCTGTATAGATCCATTTATGACAGATCAGATCCTGGGGGTTCACCAGGACAAATCCTGGATTTTTATATTTATAGGTATTTTCATCAATGGCATTGGAAACCAGTTTGTGCCTGGCTTTGATCACCCGCCTGGGGGTGTTCACCCCCACCACAGGAACCCCATAAAACCGGGGTGATCTCACTGTTTTTGAATAGGGCAAATCTTGGATAAAATTCCCTTCCCAATCATATAGCCAATAAGTTCCAGATAGCAATGGCCGCTTATTGAACCCGTACACATACCACTGGCCATCTTCCTGGAAAATACAACACAGCAGATCTTTCAGGATGGCAGATAAAATTTCATAGGCAGAATCATTTTCCCCCTTATCATCCACATATTTTGCCATATCAATCCACTGCTGATCCCACCGGTTTCCAGAAACATTTGTGATGGCTGGGGCCACATTGATATTGGCCTGGATCCCTGTCAGCTGCAAACATTTAGCAATGGCCTGGGAAATAGTCATTTCCCCTTCATAATCCTGGGGATCTAAAAATTGATATTTTAATGCACCCAGGCCATCCGCTGCTGTGAACCGCACCCACACATTGCTGTTTGTGTATGGTTCATCATATTGTTCCGGCAACAAATACCCCTGCCAGATCAGCTGGCCAGTATCAGCATCATTCTGGGTGACTAAATACCGCCTTTCATCATAGGTGAACAGATGGGAAAAATGGCCCTGGGTGGATCCTTCAGCCCTCATTGTGAACTGCAAACTGGATCCAATGATGTTCAGCATTTTATCATCTTTTCCCTGCCAGATCTTCTGCATGGTTCCAGCCCTGGCATCTTCAAAAATGGTGGCCGCCTCCGGATCATTCAAATCAAATATGTTGATTGAAAATGATGCCATCAGCCGATCCGCTTTTGAAATTCATCCACCTGATCCAGGGTGATCCCCAGGTTCCTGCCATCAAATTGCAGGGATGGCAGCAAATTGATCACTGGCCGCCCCTGTTTCAGATGGCTGGCCAGATTGCGTTGCTGGGCCATGTTCAGGATCAGTTCCCCTGAATTGACCCTGGCCAGGATCTGATCCCCATAAAAGGAAGATCCACCCACAATTCCCCCATCCGCAAATCCAGGAACATTTTGGCCACCACCCCCGCTGAACCTTCCTGCCAGGGAACGCATAATGCCAGCGACCACCAGCAAACCGGTTCCCGCTGCAATGGCAGCCAGGGGTGATTTAAAGGATAGTTTGACCGCCTTCATTGTCACCCCTATTTTGATGGCAGCCTTTCCAATCTGCTGGGCCAGATCTGCAAAAGTTTTCAGCAGCAGCCCCCCCACAGCCCCAAATCCCACCGCACCGGTGGCAATTCCAGCGACCACATCCGCAAACCCCTGGGCAAAATTCCCAGCCACATTTTCCAGGATGGCCGCAGATCCTTCATTGAACTCATTTAGTTTGGCCCTGAACTGGGCCAGCCTTTCTTCCCCTTCAGTGAACTGGGCAATGGGGATGATGTTATTTTCCACACCCTGATCAATGCCCACACCCCTGATCTGCCGCAGCCCAAACCCTTCGTTGATGCTGGTGGCCTTTCTGGGGCCGCCTGGGCCGGTTTCTGTGGCCCCATCAGCTGTTTCCCCCTGGGATCCTTTTTGAACCGCCTGGGCCACCTTATTTTGAACCGCATCCGCATCAACCACATCTGGGCTGATCTTGTATTGCCTCCCATTGATGGCCCGATCAATTCCCCCTGATATGTTTGCTGTGATATCTGTGGCCAGATCTGAAAATTCCTGGCTGGATTTGTCCACAAAGGATTTCAGGTTTCCAAATGAATCCTGAACTGATTGGGCCAGCAGATTGGGCAATTCATCAAAATTCCCTGTGAAAATGGCTTTGATGATATCCCCCAGGTTTGAAAATCCTGTTTTGATTTGATCCACCAGCAGATCAAAAATGTTCCCCAGGGTGGCAAACACAAACTGGCCGACCCTGTAAATGTTTTGAAACGTCACAATGATGGATTCAGCCATCACCCTGAATGCCATTGATTCATTGTATAGATCCACAAAATAATTGGCAATATCCACCAGGGTTTGTTTGATGGGCTTCCAGTTTTTATAGATGATCACCCCAATGGCTGTCAATCCAGCCACAATGATCCCCACTGGGCCAGCCAGGATGGAAAATCCTGTGGCAATGGCTGGCAAAATAGTTCCTGCCAGGGCCAGCAATGGCCCCACAGCAGCAGCCACCCCACCGACAATCACCAGCAGTTTTTTCATCCCTGGGGATAGGTTTGTGATCTTCCCGGCCAGATCCCCAAAAAAATCAGCCACTTTGGAAATCACTGGGGCCAGCTGTTCCCCAAATGATATCAGGGTTCCTTCCACAGCTGATTTCAGCCTGAACAGGGATCCTTGCAAAGTATTATCCATGATTTCTGCCATTGCAGCAGCAGATCCCCCAGCCGCTTCAAATTGTTTGGTGAAATCACCCGCCTGGGCTGTATTGGCAGCCAGGACGGTTCCCACTGTGGCCCCCCGTTTTCCAAACAGGGCCATTGATGTGGCATTTTTGTTTGTGGATGCATTGATCTGGGCCATTGCTTCTTCAAATGTCAGCCCCTTTTTTGCCAGATCCAGGAACACATTCCTTAAACCGGTTCCCACTGTGGATGCATCCAGACCCGCATTGGCCAGCACTGCCATATATCCAGCAGTTTGTTCCAGGGATATCCCAGCAGAATTGGCCACCGGCCCCACCGCTGCCATTGCCGTTTCAAATTTTGTCAGATCCAGGGCAGATGAACTGAATGATTTTGCCATCACATCAGTGACCCTTCCCGCCTCTGCTGCATCCAGGCCAAATTGTTTCAGGGTGGATGCCGCCACTGTGGCAGATTGGGCCAGATCTTCCCCGGTGGCCAGGGCCAGATTCAGGGTGGCTTCTGTGGCATTTAGGATTTCATCAGGGTTCAATCCCAGTTTGGAAAAATTCAGCTGCAATCCGGCCACCTCTGATGCTGTGAACCTGGTTGTGGCCCCCAGCTGTTTGGCATTTTTTTCCAGGGCTGAAAACTGTTTTGTGGTGGCCCCAGATATGGCCTGAACTTTGGCCATTTCCTGTTCAAAATCTGCAAATGTTTTCACAGCCAGGGTTCCCAGGGCAGTGATGGGGGCTGTCAATCCCACAGATAGGGTGGTTCCTACTTTCTGAAATTTCTTGGAAACCTTTTGCAGCCGCCTATCCACGTTCTGCATCTGGGTGCTGAACTGTTTCAGATCAGCCAGAAATTTGATATTAACTATTGGTTTGGCCACGCTTTTGATCAATTTTATCCCAGAATGCCTTTACATCCCTGGCCTGTTCTTCCAGTGATCTGCCATCTTCATCCACCACATCATCAATCACCGGTTCATCATCCCAGGGGAACTGCATCAGCCCTTTGGGTTTGGTTCCTTTTTTCAGGTTTCCGCTGGCTGCATAATAGGCCAGCATCCGCACTTGTTCCCAGGATTCACGTTCCCTGGATTCCCTGGATTCCTGAAATCCTTCAAAATAGTTTTGAAATTGCCTGGGTGTCATTTCCATAGCATCCCAGATCAGCAATTTCATTTCACCACACCTTTTTTCAATTTCATCAAAGTAGGGCAACGGCATCAGGCCGCTGCCCCCTTTGACTTTTTTCCGGAACTACTCGGAACACGCTTTTTTCCTTTTGCCGGTTTTGGTTTTGGATCCCTGGGCTGTTCCATTGATGCTGCAAATTCAGCCATCAATTTTTCCAGCAGATCAGGTTCCTGGATTAGATGATCCACCAGATCATCCGCAGTGAAATCATTGAATTTTGGATTTTCCCCTTTAATGCCGGACAAAACCAGGCTGGAAAATACATCCAGCCCCTTCACACTCATGCCCTTTTCAGGATGGGGCTGAAGGTGTTCCAGCATTGCAGAAAATTCATCCCAATATTCCAGGCCATGTTCCTGCATGAAAATCCTCCTGGATTTGTGTTTGAAGGAATATTTGTATTCCTTCCCCTGGATTTGAATAGTTCCTTCCATGATACATCAGATTTATGCCACTGTGGCCAGGGTGATATCACCAGTTGTTTGGATGCTGAAGGATCCAGATCCGATCCCTTCCGTTTCAGCTGAAAGATCTGAACCTGTCAAAAATCCAGTTCCGCTGATCAGGATATCCCCTGAAACCCCTGTGGAAAATTCCCAGCTGATTTCAGTATTGTTCAGCTGATATCCCAGCAATGTGGCCTGATCCACCTGTGTTAAATTTCCAGCATCCAGATCTGCCAGCAGATTTTCAATGCTGATGGTTCCTGAATAGGATCCTGGGATCAGGATCTTCCCTGCTGTGTCCTTTGTTGCCACTTCATCCACATCAGATTGGATGGATAAACTGCATGATGTTGCATGAAATAGGGTGTTTCCTTCCAGGGAAATCCGCAGATTTTTGCCCCTATAAAATTCGCCTGCTGCCATTTTAATACATTTTTAGATTATAGTTTATTTGAATTGAAATTTCTGATGGTTTGTCCTGGTTCAGTCCTGGATCTGTGGATTCATAATAGGCATCACTAAAATTGGCTGCCAGATAATCTTCCAGATCATCACTGATCCCACAAAGTTGATCATAATCATCCCCCACAATCAGGATTCTGATCCGCACATCATGAATCCCCTTTTTCGAAAATTCTGATGTTTTAGATGCTTGGTAAACTACAAAGGGATATTCAGCATCCATTGGGGCCACCATTGGGAAGATATTCCCCCCAAACAGATCCCCATTGGCATCATTGAATGCCATCAGATGGCTGTAAACCGTTTGTGAAACAGTCAGCATCATATCCTGTCAATTAATTTCTGAATATACTTTTCCATCCCTGCTTTGGCTTTGGCTGTCACTTTGGTTTCTGTTTTAGCCGCTGCCCGCTGCATGAATGGATTCATGGCCTGTTTGACCGTTCCTGGGATCACAAACTGCCTCCCATAGAATCCATCATATTTGCCTGAAGATCTTGGCCCGACCACCACCAGGGGAACTTTTGATTTTCGCAGCACTGCTGCCCTGATTGATTTTTTCAGGTTCCCAGGCTGGATCAGCTTTCCCCGCATCAGGTGGGGTGCATCAGATTCTGGGGCTTCATCCCTGGCTGCCTGTATGGTTGGCCGGGCCGATCTTCTTAATATCTGCCGCACCTTCCCCACCTTTGCCCGATCAGGTAGGGTTTTGATTTTTTTCCGCAGGGTTTCAAACCCTTCCAGTTCTGCAATAATTAAATCACTCACGGATCTGGCATTTTATTTTCATGAATCGTTTGCGGCCTATGGTTTCATGGGAATAGATTTCAAACCGGTTCCCATCCTGATCCACCAGGATCAGATCCAGGATGTTTTCTGCTGCCAGGGTGGGATGGTATCTGAATTGAAACACTGTCACATTCAGTGCCACCACTTTATCATCCAGCACCCGTTCACTGTCCGCAGATTCCCTGGATGCCCAAACTGTGACCAGGATCTGATCAGTCAATGTCTGGGATCCTGTGGATGTTGTCACCTTCACTTTTTTCACAAAGGTGATCCGGTGATCCATTGATCCAATATTTTTCAACCCTTCAAACATCACCAGTTTCTGTGGGGCCGCATCAGATCTTTTGCCCTGGTATTGTTCAGGGATTTCCGATCCACCCGATATTCATACAAATCACCTACCATCAACAAAATGGCCTGTTTGACCGCACTGGGAAGATCCCCCAAATTCATCCCGGCCCCGTATTGAATCACCAGGGCTGATGGATCATCTTTCAGGGAAGGATAGCCATCCCCCATGTAAAAAAATCCAGGATCATCCCCATAGGGTTCCA